ACTGGCCAATCCCGCCGTAATGAGAGCATACAGAGATATCATCAAGCACCAAGATGTTGTCTTTGTTAAACAATTGCGTGATAATCTTAAAAAAGAGGCACTTGATAACCCGCGTAGACAGGATCTAGAGCAGGCATTCATTGATAGACTTGGTGAATAATACTCATCTAATGGATTTTTTAGTAGGTGTAATAGCCATTGCAATGGCTAAAGGATTAGATATGTGGATAATAAATTTATGGTAACTTATGATCAAAACGCAGTAAACACCAGTTTGACTGCTACATTCGAGATGACTCCCTTGATTGATAATCAGACAGTTCAATCTGTGCCCCCAAAGAAAAAAACAATGGGTGGCGCCAGACCCGGCAGTGGCAGAAAAGTAGGTTCAACTGTTAAATTAAGCGCGGCAGATGTGCTTAAAGAAATCGCTAAACTAGATGTGCCATTTGCTGTAGGACTAGCACAAGATTATGCAAGAGCGAGGCTGAGTGGTGATATGAACGTGATCCAAAGATATCAACAAATGTTATTAGCCAAAGTTATTGCTGACAAGCACGAAACAGATATTACTAGCAATGGTCAAACAATAGGTGCTAACTTTAACTTTCCTGTCCAAGAACTGATTGACTGGAAGTAATGAGACAGATTGAAGTCCCGCTGTTTGGAGAGCAGAAAACAATCTTACAAGATTGGCTTACGCTTGATACGCACTCTATTGATATCGTTCCAGTAGGCAGTGGCAAGACATTCCTAGCAGCCATAGCACTTCCCATCTTTGCCTCTGATGCAAGATATCACAAGGGTAAGGATATCATTTACTCTGCACCTACGGGGGCAATGATTAAGTCACTGATTTGGGAACCACTTAAGAAATCCTGCCAAGAATACTTTGGTCTTAAAGACGGCAGTGATATCAACAACTCAGAGTTAACTATCAAATTTCCCAATGGTGTATTCATTCGTTGTAAATCAGCAGAGCAAAGGGAAAACTTAAGAGGATTGAATGTTGGTGTTTGGGTGGCGGATGAAGCATCGCTGTATACGCAAGACACACTGCAAGAAATTACCAATCGATTGAGACCCAGAGTGGGAGCACCTGACACACAAGGTAGGTTGATCGTTATCTCAACCCCCAACGGCACTGGTCCTCTTTATGACTTATTTCAGTTGGCCCTCGCTAGCCCAACACGATACACAGTCCGACACTATAACTATCTGCAAATGCGTTCAGGCAATAGGCAGTTTATTGAAGAACAAAAGCGTATTATTAGTCCTCTCAAGTTTAACCAAGACTATATGTGTCAATGGGAAAGCGTGAGCGATGCATTTTATTATACTTGGGATAAAACAAAATACACTAGACCAATCGAGGATAAAGGTAGAGATTTATATACCTTCCACGACTTTAACAAAAGAGTTATGTGCGCAACAGTGGCACAGGTATCACACACTGGCAGTGGCACCATTGAGATATTAAAGAGTTACGCAATCCCCGACTGCTCCACAGAAGGGATAGCGATGGCAATCAGAGCCGACTTTCCCAAGCGTAAAATTAACTCTATCATTGATATGTCCGGCACTCAAGTGAATAGAGATACCACTTCACCATTTGGTATCACAGACAGAATACTATTAGAACGCTATGGCTTTACGATAGTTAATTCACGCAAAGTCAATCCTCTAGTATCTGACACAGACAACACAGCAAATGCATTTATCAACAGGGGCGGCTTGCAAGTTAAACCAGACGATAAGTTTCTATTAGAGGCCCTGTCAACTTATCACTTTGAAGATGGCACACGCAAACGATTGGTAAAGTACACTGAACAGAAATACGCGCACATAGACGGATTGGGTGACTGTATTAGATATGGCATACACCATCTGTTTCCTATTCAGCATAAAGATACAGGCATTAAAGAATACATTGGTATGGATCAAAAATATGCAAGATACAACACTCCGGGCAGCGAGCATTTGCCTGACAGTCCCCTTTATCCCGGGGGCCCAAGTTGGGAAGAATTAATGAATGACAACTTAGAACAGGACCATCAAGTATGGCAATAAAACAAACATATCAAAGAGGTTCTAGAGCATATCGCAGAGGTTGGACAATCGAAGACCGCATTGCCGACCAAATCAAAAACATCCCCTTAACTGATTGCTGGGAATGGCAAGGTGCCAAGAACAACATTGGATATGGAATGATTCGATATGGTAAAAAGATGCGAACAGTTCATCGTTTAAATTATGAACTCTATCACGATACCCAAGTGCCTGATGATATCTGTGTCTATCACTCTTGTAGCAATTACATATGCTGTAACCCTGCTCATTTGCTAGCAGGCACTAGAATGAATTTGCGTGAGCACACTACACAAAAGCAACACAAGAATTCTTGGAATGGCAATCCAATTGGCAACTGCACAAATTGTAACCGGGCTATGGCATATAATATGCTACAACGTTGGCATAACGGTAACTGCAAACACCCCAGCATAAATACATTACACTCTGGTAACACCTAGGCTGCTGGCTCCATACAAGAGATCAAAACACATTATGACAATAAAACGAGATTTACTAAAGCGCAATGCAATATACGATGGTATCTACAACCAAATGTTGTCGTACCAGTATGCATATCTTGGCGGAATGCCCTTTAAAATGTTGGTACGCAAAAAGCGTCCTTCCGAAGACTCCACTTTATACAATGACCTAGTAACCAACACAATAGCACAACCCATCTGCCGATATATCGTTGATACGATCAATGATGTATTGTTTGAGCCAGGCGTCAAGCGAAATGTTCAATTTTGTACTGCGGGTGGACAAATGATTTCACCTACTGCCAGTGAATGGAGCGATTTGTTTTTGTTAGACGCCGATTTAACCAATCGATCACTAACAAGTTTTATGGAAAGTGTTGGTGACTTAACAAGCATATATGGACATTGTTGGGTGGCAGTTGATATGCCCCAAGCAAGCGAAGGTAACTTGGGAAGACCATATGTATGCGCCATCAATCCTCTCGATGTATGGGATTGGGAGTTTGACTATTACGGCGGCAAACCCCTGCTCAAGTGTGTTAAAGTCAAAGAGATGGAAGAAGAAGATTGCTACTACATTAAATGTTATTATCTTGGTGATGCTGTTACGCCAAGTTATTGGGAAAGTTATGAAGTAGATAAAGGTCCTAACAAGATGGAAGAACAATGTCGCTTGATAGGTACTGGAACTTACCCTGCAGGAATGTCTATACCATTGTTTATTGCATATGGTCGCAGAGACCCTCGTAGAATCGATTTAGGCATATCAGATATTGATAGCGCAGTGGATGCGCAAAGAGAACATTATAAAATGGAATGCGAGAAGTACACGGCATTACAATTTGCTCATACTATTATCCGTGCTGATAAAGGAGTAAGTGTCCCTGTACACGCTGGTGCTATCGTGCGAGCCAGCGAAGGACAGATTGAAGCCATTGCAGTTGATACAGGCGATGTGGATAAAATCATTATGTCTCAACAAGATATCTTAGAACAGATCGAGGCTTTGACAGGTCTAGGTGGTATTAGAAATAGTAAAAATCAAATTGCCAGCGGCGTGGCTATCATAGAAGAACGCAAACAACTACATAGAACAGCCAAATCAAAAGCCCGGCTAATGGAAGTCACTGAAGAAATGATATTTACTTTCGCGGCACGCTTTATGGAAATGCGTTGGGCTGGTGAAGTCAATTACAACACTGACTATGAAGCGCACGATACCAATTATAGAATGGCGATAATGCGCGCGGCAAAAGAATTGGCTGGTGACAATCCAATGATACAAGCAATGATAACAAAAGAAATCATTGGTATGTTGGCCCCGGCTACTGAAATACCTGAATACGAACAGGCATACATTAAAACAGTGCCAGACGCTACCACACGCATTTTAATGACTGACACCAATGAACACGTAGAAAGCCGCGACTTAGAGCCATCGATGATCCCCCAACACGAACAGTTTGGCGAAGAGGGCGAAGATGGCAAAGAACAAGCAGAACAAGATAATGAAATTGGAGAACCAGACAACACCAGTTTATTAGGTGGTGCTGGAACGCCTGTTACTAATATAGGTATGACTTACTATGCTGCACAAGTTGCTCCAATCATACTTAATACAATGTCAACTGGAAGATAATACTAGTATTTCATTCAAATGAATAAATACATTACACAATCGGTTGCTCCGTTACAGCAAGAAAATATTTAACAAATGGATCAAAATTTCGTTGGCAACGATAGCCAGACAAACGCAAACCAGTCGCTCTCACAAGCAGAAGGTGGCAATGAGCAAAAGATCGACCCAGGTGCTATTCGCAAAAGCACCACACAATCTATATTGAATGCTTTAGGCAATGCTTCAGGCAATCAATTTGGTAGTGTAGAAGAAGCGTTAGCCTTTATGGCAAGAACTAGTGTTCAACAAAAATCCGATGGCCACGCACAGCCGCAAGATGTACAACCCGCGCAAAAATCTCCAGGTAGAGTTACATCCAATGACTTACAAGAACAGTTTAGTAAACTTCAACAAGACTTGGCCCGCAAAGACCAGGCACTTCGTGAGAAGGAATTAGACAGTAATATTCAAAAGGCAATGGGTGACAAGTTTGACCAAGATTTATTAGATTATGCTTTGAATAAAGTAAAGTCAAACATTCAATGGAATGATGACGGTAGTTATCAAATCACTGATAATAAAGGTCGAGAGAGATATGCGCAGGATGGACATCCACTTACAATTCAGGGTTTAGTCAATGAAGTAGCGCAGGGTAATCCTAAACTACTAAAACAGAGTAATCTAAATTCTGGATCTGGTTTAAGACCTGGACAAGGTAGTTTCACTGGCGCAACTGATGAAGCAGTTCCTGACTATAGCCGTGACCCAGCAGCATTCAATGCGTGGGCTAATAAAAACGGATTAGGTAAGGGAGTGGGCCTCAAAGGATTAAGCGTTACAGCGATCACATCGACTTCAAGTCGTAAAGTACTCTGATTGCCAACAAATTTATAAATAAAAGGAAAATATTATGGCTTATGTCTTAGGCGGCCCCAATAATGAGGGCGATGGTTTTACTACCGCAATTTCTAATTTCGCACTGCGTGCAATGCACGAATCAATTGGTCTAGTTAATTTCACTAATGTTGTTACCCCAACTCAGGGTCAAACATTTTTAGTGCCTAACTTTGCTCCCATCACTTACCAAGACTACAATGCTAACGGCACTGGCGGTACTTACGGTACTGGTAATGCGGTTGTACAGAATCCAGCATTGGGTCAAGGTACAATCACTGCAACTCCAGCAGTTGCACAAACAGCGTTTGACATCTTCTACGGTTGGACTACAAGTTTCACACTAGCAGCAACGCTAGGTGCTGAACTTGGTGAAAGTTTC